GAGCCTGGAACGTGGAAGCGTAAGCCGAAACTGACCGACTCGAACTTCAACGCTGTGATGCGTGAGATCGCGGGTCAGCCCGGTGACCTCGACAGCGCTGGTACGCCGTGGGACGCACGAATCCACACGGGCAATCGCAGCAAGCATGACACTCGCGAAACCGGTATATGCAGCGGCTGGCGCGTCACAGAGTGCGCCGATGCGCGTCACTTCGATTGGTCGGATCTGAATTACGAGTGGTACATACAGGAAGCCGAGAAACTGGTTTTACCACTGATAGGAGGTGCACAATGATCATCGCCGCAACTGGACATCGTCCAAACAAACTCGGCGGTTACGGCCCACAAGCGTTCAACAACCTGTGTCGAGTCGCCCGCGACTATCTACGTGAGATGAACCCCGATGGCGTGATATCGGGTCTGGCGCTCGGATGGGATCAAGCGTGGGCTGTCAGCGCGTTGGAACTAGGTATCCCGGTTCACGGTGCTGTACCGTTCGAAGGTCAGGAAAGCCAGTGGCCAGAATCATCGCAATGGCTGTACCGGAAATTAATCGCGGAATGCGCAAGCGTGACATACGTCTGTGAGCCGGGATATGCGGCGTGGAAAATGCAGAAGCGTAACGAATGGATGGTTGAGCGGTGTCACCGGGTGGCGGCGTTATGGGATGGGTCGTCAGGTGGTACAGCGAATTGTGTCAAGTTCGCGCAGGCTTACCCACGCGACATCGATAACCTGTGGGGTCGACTTTAACCCACAATCCGGAGAGTCTCGGACGCACTGTTCGAGGCTTTTTCACGTCTGAGCTGTTCACGCAGGATCTCTTCACGCAAAGCAGACTCTCGCGCTTCCTGGCGCATCTTGCGTACATGCATCACGATGAGGGTGATCGAAAGGATGATACCGACAACGGTGGCGAGTTTACCGATCTCAGTCGGGATCAGGTTTAACCACGTCGACAGGCCGGTCGCTGTTGTACTGCCCGCGACCACGTAGCTTGCTGGCTGAGAGTCGAGAATATTCATACTTTCGGATCGCTCTGATGACTAATACGAAGGCTTGCACCAGCATCGCGAACATGCCCAGGACGTAACCTGCCAGCTCTACGTATTCCCACATTTGAGCATTCCTGATCCGCAAGTGCGATGACTACCCCGATGTACAGGGCGATGAACAGCGCGTCGTAAATTGTCGAGGGTTGATGCATCTCGTACATCGCCAACCCGACAACATTGAGGGACAGAGATACAGCGCTGAGGATCATCAACCGTACTGCCAGTTTATCGATAGTAACGAAAAATGATAGCAGTATGATGGTAAGCGAATCAGTTAGTGCGGCACCTATGTAATACCATTGGTCGCTGAGCAACCCGGATACAAGGGTGAACAAAATGGTGGGTGTGGCAAACATGAACGCGGTTCTACGCCGTACTGCCGACGGTTGACACCATGCAAAGATGCCAATCACGCACAGCAGCACGGGAACAATCATTTCTTGACCGACTTCTTGTCGCCGGTTGACGCTGCTGGTTTGCTGCGTCCCATACCGCCTGCGTCTTTGGATGGCTTCTTGTCGGCTACTTTAGGTTTCATCGTCAGTTTCCAGTATGATAAGTGCTTGACATTCTAATCGGAGCGCGATGGTTATGCAATTAATCCCACAATGGCGGGTGTGGTACAAGCGTTGGTCTACGTGGCTGCTGGGCATGATCGGCCTGATCAATCTAAATGACATCCTCGGGTGGCTTCCATCCGTGCAGCAGTATATGGACCCCGTGACATACAAGTACGCGATGATCGGATTGTCAGTCGCCGTGTTCGTCGCAATGCATATCCCTCAGAAATCCGTCTCGGGATCGAAGGTATGAACCGCGTCAGGCTGAGTAAACAACTCGGGGTCGACGAGGGACGTACACGACGTCTCTACAAAGACACTGCGTCACCGCCGAAGTGGACGGTTGGTGTGGGTCGGAACATCGAGGACCGGGGACTGCGTGACGATGAGATTGATTTGATGCTCAATAATGATATCGATGAAGCCGTCGGTATCGCACGAGCACTAGTGTCGAACTTTGACAAGCTTGACGATGTGCGTCAGGAAGTCATTGTGAACATGGCGTTCAATATGGGCATCGTCAGGCTCGGCGGGTTCAAGAAATTTATCGCAGCACTGGTGCAGCTTAATTTCTCGGCGGCGGCAAGCGAAATGCAAAATTCGGCATGGTTTTCGCAGGTCGGTAACCGTGGCATTCGTCTGGTCTATGCGATGCGTAACGGAGCATTCCAATGAGTATCACGGCGATTCTCGGAATCATCATTGGCGTTGTGGGTGCGATCATAGGTGCGCTGATCGGACACCCGTTCAGCAAAGCGGCAGGGAAGTCGCAGGGGGTCGCAGAAGCAACGCAGACCCAGGCAATCACCCAAGCGAAGGCAACGGTTCAGGCCGTTCAGGAGAGACAGAATGTCGAAGTTAAAGTTACTGCTGATAGCGATGCTGATCTTGATGCAAGGCTGTCAAAGCACGACCGTTCCGATTGACACCGCGTGTAGCTGGGTTAAACCTATCACCACGTCGGTGGCAGATCGGAAAGTTATGAGCCGCCAGCTCAAGGAACAAGTGGCGGCTCATAACGATTTATATGATCTCAGGTGCCCGTAGGTGGTGGTGGGAGTGCTTCCAATTGTGTGCGCAGTTCCGCTGCGCGCATTTCCAACACTTCCAACTCTGCGCGTTCCGATGTCCCCTCACCGATTGCGGGGTTCGCAATAATCAAAACCCGCAATGGTCGCGCACTATCCCGATCAATCTGATCTAACTCAGCAAAAATAGCTGGGCGCGGATCGATATATGGTGGTGGTGGCGCACTAAATTGAGTACCGTCCCAGACCCAACCAAGGGGTGGGAGAGGGTCCGCACCTGTGACCTCAATCCAAATAAGGTCGGGCGGGAACATCGTCGTGATATCCCCCTCAGTTGAAAAGTACTCAAAAGACGCACCCGTTTCATCAACCCGGATATAAGTTTTCAGCATTACTTGTACTCCCAAATTATTACAATACCATTCGCACCGTTGCCACCAGGTCTTGCTGCTTGAGATACGCCGTTGCCTGAACCGCCACCACCAGCGCCAGGACCACTACCAACACCACCGGTCCCTGTACCAGTGACGGAGCCGTTACCACCACCTCCGAATGGTCCAGGTGCGCCAGGCCCTCCCTGGCTACCCGTGGTGCTTGAGCCTGAAACCCCAATGGCGCCAGATGTCCCGGACGAATTCAGGATATTGCCGGATACTGACGCGGCTCCGCCATTACCACCCTTGGCAGTAAATACCACGTTGCTTGGGCCTTGGCTCTCACCACCAACACCACCGGCGGCGCTAGCAAGTGCGCCGAAGGATGTCGATGACCCGGGATTCGAACCAGTGGTTATGCCAACACCACCTAAGCCAATAGTGACTGTTTGACCACTGAAGCCAGACGTTAGTCTGGTTTTTGTATATGCCCCCGAACCACCACCACCTACGGTATATGCCCCCGCCCCCGTCAGCGCACACCCGCCCCCAGACCCGCCGCCGCCAACAATTTCTAATACAATACTGGTGGTGCCTGGCGTCGGTGTATAAGTACCGTTTGTGGTGAATGTTTGGACACCCAATAACTGACCTTTCAGAAGTGCCTGCATAGCTGTGAAATATTGAGAGGATGTCGCCGTATCCACTGTGCCGTTCGGTGTGATGCTTGCAGCACCCAGCAACGCAGCAAAGAAACCATCCCAATCGTTCGCCCAATCCTGCTCGATATACGAACCATCGAGCGCGCCAGGAGCGGAGCGGTTCTTGAAGGCCCCTTGTGGATGCGCCGGGTTACCCGTCGTCCAGCGACCGGGATAACGTGTGTCACGTTGTAAAGCCATGGATTAAACTCCTACATAACCGTGGAATTGTGCGTCGGTGTCACCGAATTCAGCATCAACGTCACCGAATTCCGAGGGAAGGTAACTATCAAGGAATCCATTAAACCGGACACCTTGAGGTTTTGGTATCAGTTTTGCGTTGAGCAGCGCCCATCGCTCAAGGTCGGTAATATTACCATTGAACTCGATAGCGAATGACATGTCCTCACCGTCGATAACCCGGATGACGTTTGCACCTGGGATAAGGAATGTCACGCCGTCCAGAATCGATTCGATTGTCGCGTCACTATTGTTCTTTACGATCTTGGCGCGAATTACCAGACGGAAAAAATCGTCGGACATTTGTGAGTCTTGACCGATACTGGTTTCGCTAAACACAGCATCAAGATCGCCGAATTCAGCGTCGACGTCTCCGAATTGGCTGACAGTAAGGGGGACACTTCCTATGAAATTTCGATCAGCAACAACGATTCGACCAATGATATCAAGCTGTGCGCCGACATTATCGTCAATGCTGTACATGTTTCGTACATCGGCAGCGGCCGCTGCAATCTCATCCCCGAGTTGCCGGGTGATCGCATACCACGCAACGGCCTTGGGCTTGTTGCGGTACTGTGCGTAGATTCTGTCCGGGATATTCATCAGGTGATTGTCCCGTTGATGTTAGACGCAGTCCATCGCGACAATTGATTAAATGCGACAGCCACATTCGATGTTCCGCCGTTCACCGTGAACGACACGATGTAACTATTGCCAAACTCACCTAACACTTTGTTAATTGGTGTCGTAAGGGTCAAATAGGGTACGGACTCGCCAATATCAAAACCCTGCATCTTGAATCCCACATCGGCAGGTACGAGGTCACCGGCTGCAAATTCAAAAAACGCATCATCGATCAAGTCGGTGATATTGGTCGGCAACGTCCCATCGTTTTTAATGACGTAGTTAACCACCATGTCCAAATATAAAGGGTTGGCCCATCGAATCAATTTCGAGTTGGTCGGATACTTCGGCGATATCACCGTGGTACTGACGGGTGTACCGGACTGGTTCAGCAATACACCTGGGTTCTTCTTGACGTATATCGCCATACCCACGTCGGCAATCGCGCCACCGTCAACAATGACCGATATCGAATGTGCTGGGAGACCCCATGGATTATTCACCGGGTCGACTGCCGCGCTGTTCGTGTCGTTCTCATAAATCTTCACACGTCGCACACCGCTAACAGCGTACAGCTCACCATACAACGAATCGATTTGGTTATTACCAGGGCGACCTACGGCTGTAGCACGCTCCACACGCAACGACGAATCGATCTGTTCATCTGTACCCGGTGTGGCCACGCTTGGGTTGCTAACGGTCGTCCAACCACCCACCACATCAACGATGCGTGTCAGAGTCGCGATATCCGCCTGTGTGGGTCCAGCTACCGTACATGTCGCTGTCGTAGTCGCTGTGCCGCCCGTAAGGGTCACGGTTTGGTCGATAGTCCAACGTGAGCCATTCGCTACAGATTCAATACGTTTACCAGCAGTAATTACCGTACCCGCTGTACCGGTAAGAGTGACAACCACGTTTGACGGTGTACCCTCGGAACGGGTCGTACCTGTCAGCGCACAAATGGTGTCAAGGTCAACCCCCACGGCCTTGTTCGGGTCCTTGGAGTTGTACGCTTGCTGCAACGTCTCATCCAGAACACCGAACACCTCAGCGTCATGGGCAATCTTCAAACCGTCGGGAGTAGAGGGGTCAAGATTCCACAGGGGGTCGATGTCAAGATAGAGCTGACGCTCTTCATCGAACCATTCGTTCTGCGTCTTGAGGTCATACCCCTGCGCTGTGACTTCAGCCATTGAAAACTACCTCATCAACCCCGTAGGTGGTCAGAATCCCGGCAGTCACACTGTACGTGCGGGAATCAACATCGAAATCTGTGTCGAAACTGGTCAGTCGGATCACACCCGGGGTCGCTGATATCCGTACACGCAACACCGATTCAACGGTATTCAGATTTGCGAACTTACCGAGGATCTGCTCGTACCAGGGTGTACCATCGGTAATGTCCCGGAAATATTCACCGAGGAACAGCGCCAAACGAGTCTTGACTGTCTGCGCGATCTCTTCCCGACCACCGATGAATTGTTGACCGCTGGTCACGATGTCGCCGGTATCGTCGTCGAGGCGTCGAACTGTCATGGTGTAGGCGTCCCGGATGTTGCCGTACCGGCGGTGACACCAGTGTGGCGGTGAGTCTTGAGCAGTATCGTACCAGCTTTCACGTCGTTCGGTGTGCTCACAAGGGATTCCGGGTCAATCGTGACACCGTTAATGTTCACAACTCCGTCAGCGCCGATGCGGATAAACCCGGAACCGTTCTGCATCGACGCAGAACCGTCGGGCATCAGGTTAAAATTCGCCACACCATTGTTCATGGTAATCGTGTTGTCGTTCTTCAACCATGCATATTGCGTACCGGCCTTATTACTGATTCGGATACCGTTATTCTGGAACGCCGGGATCTTATTCGGTAACGAGCGGAACCCAGGCAGGAAGAACGCATCTTGCGGGTCGTGG